AATCAGGCTCAATTAGAAGCGTATTATGAGGGTGCTAACGCTGCTTTATGTGGTAACAGTGATAATGTAAATCATGTATTTGAGCATCCATCCTGTGAAATTGGTGATGCATTCAGAAAAGGGCATGCAGCTCAACTAGCCGCTATGTCTCAAGACAGCAGTATTGTTTAAACAGAATATCAATAGATAAAAAACCGCCGTTTGGCGGTTTCTTTTTATCCTAATTCTTTAAGGGCCTGACCGATATCGACCGATGAATCACGATTAAAATGGTAAGGCTTGCCCATCTTCTCAGCGTGGGTTTTGGCTGTGCCATTAACCGCATAAATCACAAATCGCCCTTCACTCTGAATATCGACTTCATACAAACCGTTATTACCGCCCGTTTCGCATAACACCAGCCAGTTGGCGCCAACTTGCCCAGAGCGACAGGCTAGTTTTGAATAAACACCTGTCCCTTTATATGCATTCCATATTTCAGACTGAGCGGCAGAAACTTCCTGTGGCGTTTCTCCGCTACGCAAGAACGCGATGCCGACAATCGCCAGTATTAATACAAACCAATATTTGAACAGCTTGTTGGTTATTCGGTTAACTTTATCTGTAAGCATGTGTGCCTTGTTCCTATTCAACAACTTTAGTATTAAATTTTAATCCGCTTTATTGAAAAAGATAAGGCGTAAGGAGTGCTTCAGGACACAGCTTTGGAGAAAACGTCTAACGCTGACAAGCAAGCGCGCTTTATCCCAAGTTGATAGCACAACGAACGAACCCCACGAGCCAATAAAACACCAGGTGCCATTCGTTTTTCCATCCATCGCTGAACGATAATGTCACAAGGTAAGGTTTCACCGCTGGCGACCCGGCGGCTAAATGCGTAACGAGTTTCAATAATAGGGTTCGACATTAAATTCCCTCCAAAATGACTTGCTTAATCGAGCCAGCCCACGCCTCAGCGCTGCTCTTAATGTTTTCTAAGCCATATTCCAACATGACGCGAACAACCTGCTTAGCGTTAAGCTGATGCGTATTTACCGCAATATTCGCCACTTCATTCACCACGCAGCGGTGTTCATTGCTGAGTAGGAGGGTCGCTGATTCTGGGAACGTAAAGAGAGATCCTTCTTCTCCCCCCTCTATATGCGTAGAAGCCCCGTCATTACTGCTTTGGTGGGCAATAGATTGTGATCCACCTTGCCCGTTTTGATTATTAATAAACAGTGGCGAAGGTGGATCATATTTTTTGGCTTTTTGATCTTCGATTTCACATAGGTATGGCGCGAAAGCGGCAGCTAGTTCATCGCGTAAATCAACTAGGCCCGTTAAGCGGCACTGTTCGTCTAGCTTATCGAATCGAACCTTGTACCCGGCTTTAAATTGGGTTGTGGTGAGCTCGTTAATAAAGGTGCTTACCTGGCGTTGGATTGTGTCTGCATCCAGAATTTCTGCATCTTTTAGGCTTTCTTCAATACCTTGAGAGCGGAGCGTTACGAGGGTTTTAACTGCTTCCCATTCTGGCAAGTGAACAAAGTAGGCATTGACCACTTTGTTATTGCTTATGCGCTTTTTGGTTGACTCAATCGGCACACCAAATGAGCGCAAGTGGTTATTGAACCATTGCACTGGTTGCTCGAGTGTTTTTGCTGAAACCGTAATCCCAGAATATTTGAACAGGCGATCTTTGGTGGATTTCTTACGCAACCAAGCGTGAAGAACGGGTCTGAGTTCGTCTGCTGTCCATTGCTTGCCGTTGTAATTCAGATTTTCGTCAATGCCAGCTGCTTGCAGTAGCTTGATCAGGTGACCACGCTTAATTGAAAGGTGACGCCAGCTCACGCGACTTTCTGCGTGTTGGACGTCTTTCATATCAAAGGCTTTTGCTGAGCTCTCATCGACGTTAACCCACGAAAGCTTTTTAATTGAATCCACAAAGCGGTTTTTGGTTTGTTTAAACGTTAATGCTGTTAAGACCGCATTGTTAAGCGAACTTGGCATTTCAATCGCTTGGTCTTCTTGATTGTGTTTGATATTCGCGCCATCGTGAGCGAAGTTTTCATATACTTCTTTGGCGAACGGCAGCAGGGTTTCGATTTGTTCGTCGCTGGCCGCATCCAAATGCAGGTCGAAGTTCACTTTTGATTTAGTGATTTCAGTTGGAGTGTAATCTTCGCCGTTGCGCATTACAGTTTTGAACGCTTCGCCAATATGCACTGGTGCTTGTTCAATGTCGCGAAGGTTGATGCGGTTGTTACGCTCTTTGGCTTCTTCACGGACTGTGGCGCCAAACTCCGCAGCCAACTTTTGCTTGGCCACTTCGATGATTTGGTAACCCCCACGCTCAGCAAGCTCTAAGAACCTGGCGCGGTAGCGGTTGGATGACTCATTTTGTTTTGCTTTGACTTTACAGAACAACCATTCATATAGCGCATTACGGCTTGTAAATTCACCCGTAGTCGGGTCAATTTGCAGAAGCTTCATTGTTTCTGCAGACACTTGTTCAATAAGCTTATCTTGAATGTAAGTTGGGTCGGTTGGTTCGCTGCGCTCTGCGTTATCCAGGTAAACGTGAAACTCTTGAACATCACGCGCTCGGTTAAGGCCTTGATGACCTTCTTCTGCAGTGCCAACCCGAGACGATAAAAACCCGATGGTTTTATCGAATTGGTGAGCGTTGGATTTGATATCAAAGCCAGTACCGAGCGTTGGCGATGCGATCAGAACATCAAGGTTTGGTACAATCGCATTGATATCTTCTAATGCCGTTTTCACTTCCTCAGTTCCGGTTACATCTGCATGAACAACCAATACTGAACCATCATAGTGGTTACGCTCTCTTTCTTGCTCAATAGCCGTACCAATCGCTTTCACTTGTTCTTTAGAGTTGGCGTAAATGTAGCGTTTACCTTTCGCCATGACTTGCTGCATGACTTCTTCAAGCAGGTGGTCTTTAGACTCGTAGACAAATAGCTTTTTGCCTTTTGCTACTTGGAAGTTGTTTTTGAAGTAGACGCCAGAGTGCAGGCCAATGTAATGGCAGAAATCAAATGCCAGATCGCCAAGGTGCGCATCGGCTAAGATTTGCGTTTGGCTGTTGTTTAACGCGAACTGCAGATAGTTAAGACAATGCTCACCATATTGAATGGTTTTCGCATAATACTGAGCAAGGTTTTGCTCGAATTCATCAACGAATACCACATCCCATTGTGATCCAGCTAAACGCCAAAGCGAATCCACCGAGCAAACCAAAATTTGTGCGTTGCGCAGTGCCATGTTGGTATCGGTGCCAGGGACTGGATCTTTGATAATCAGGTCCTGGTAAAATTCAACGGTTACGTGCTCAACGTTCAAGCCAGACTTGAGCGATTTAGCCAACGCAACACGGTGAGAAATTACCAGCGTTTTTAAGTGAGGGTTTTTCCGAATGAAGTTTTGAACAGTCGTTGATTTACCCGTACCCATATCCGATGCAAGCAGATTCAAACCTTTACGAATCTCTGCTTGTAAATAGCGTGAATCGGACTCGATAGTTTCAAAGCCCTTCACATTGAGAAGTTGTTCAGAAACCGCGTCCATACCGGAGTTGACAAACGTATCACTCCAGTCAAAGCCTTCGGTTGTTGGCAGTGACCAATAACCGCCAGCTCGTTCAACCATTTCAATACCCGCTTTGTCGTTATCTGGCGCGGCAATGAATTGGATGTCAGGTCGCTGCTGCTTCAACAGTTCAATGATGTGCGGAATGTTACCTTCCCCGATTGGGGTGACAATCACTTCGCCTGTGGAAACGTGCGCAGCGTAAGCATCGGCAAAACCACCGACCACAAACACACGTTTGGGTCCATGGTCGCAAAGTTGGCCAAAGGTGCAAAAACCGATATCAGTACGGGCGTTATCACTCGATACTTTGTTTACTGTTCTAGCGCCTACTTGAAATGATTTGTCTAAGATACGCTCAAAGCCGCAAAAGCGGCCTTGGTTAAATAGCTGTTCATAGATAGGCCATACCAAGCATGGGTGATTGAATTTATCGCGGCCAAGGCGAACATCGACAAAACTGCTGACGTTGGCCATCTGCTTATTCAGCATGTATTGGGTCGGCGCGAACTGCGTTGGCCAGCTATTGAATAGCTTTTCTTCTTGCTCTAACGCTTGCCATTGCTCTTGCTCTGCTTGGGCTCTTTTTTGCTGTGCGAGTTGCTTACGTTTTTCGAAGTCCGCAAAGATGCGTTGGCGTTCTTCCTCGGTACGGTCTTGACGTTGAGGTTTCCACCCTGACTGCATCGCTTCATAGATAAACGACCCGAAGCCAGTACGCTTTACACGGCGGAAGTTTTTCCACCAGGCATTAAATTCACGCTTGTTGTAAGAGCCGCCAGTCGCAGACCAGCTTTCAAAGATATCTCGGGCTTGATCGCCGAACTCTGAATAAAGGGCTCGTCCAATCTTGGACCAGTCTTTATAAGGTAGGTTTGGGTCAATATGGCTGAGCGCTTCCTCAACCTCATGTAATTCTAGTTGTATATAATTAGCCATTTTCGGTCCGTCATAAAGACAGATACACAACAGAAAAAATTACGATTAGTTAACTTTTTCTATTGCACATACGCAAAGAGGCCGCTAGAATTGTAACCAACAAATTGCGGTGTTTGGTTAATTCTAGTTAGCCTATCACATGAAAAAAGTCGGTCGCCACAACCGGCTTTTTTTGTATCTGTAATTCTTGAAATTTCTTTTAAATCAAATGCATAGCACTTTGTTTTTATCGCTTTTCCAATAATCACTTTGCTCACCATGCATAATTCGTTACCATCGCCACAATAGTAAGCGATCTATGCATAAATGGGCAAGAGATCAGTAATGTTTTGTTTAATTCTTTTTTGAATATTTGAGCTTACTACACTCGCCTATCGTCAATTACCCTACATACTACACCCTTTATATGAGTGGTTGTAGTTACTTTTATCACAGGGTATTGAAGATTTAGTGGTTTTAAATACTTTATCCCACAATCATCAATCAACTGCTTGAACGTTGTTTCTTGGGTTGCCTCGTCCACCGCGACAACAAACTTTCCTACGTATTCATCTACATCGCCTGAAACATCAGGGTTTACCAAGATATAACTGCCGTTTGGGAAATGATCCTTGCCTTCGCAGTTCTCCATAGAAGTGCCGCTAACCTTGAGTAAGAACGAGTTCTTTGGTGATTTACCCGGCACAAACTTCATTTCCTGGTTATGAGTATCGATGCTTGGGCTTTCGCCCCAATTACCTGCTTGCACCCAAGAAAGAACGGCAATCTCTCGGCCATGGGTTGGCATCACTGTTCGCTTACGTTCAATGATGTTGTCAACGCTCACAGGTTTGGCTGATGAGGTTCGCCCAAGCCTTCTTTCTAGCTCTGCCAGTGACCAGCCGAATAATTTGCAATAGCCGTCGACGATGGGCCAGCTCGGAATGGAACCATTTTCCACACGAGACAAGGTCGATTGCGAGCAATCAATGCCCCACTCTTTAAACGTGGACGCAACATCATCCATGCTAAATCGTTTTTTTCGTTCTGCTTTTAATAGCGTATGCAGTTCCATGATACTCACTCGGAATAGGTCAACATTCAACATTCATCATTCATATATGAAAAATTGTAGTTCATTTCATATATGACTGACCCGTCACAGAATAAATCAGAAAATATTTCAACTTTCACCCAAATATGCATAAAATAGCCATATGAAAACACCTTTACAGAAATGCAGGGCATATGAGGGTGTCTCCATGGATTTCTTGGCCTTGGAAGTCTGTTCTAGCGGCTCGACGTTGAGCCGACTAGAAAGGGGGATATCGCGAAATACGTCAGTTGAAGTGTGTTATCAGGTGCTTGAGAGATATAAAGATTTTGGCTTAGAGCTTGAGCACTTGGTATACCCAGAACGCTTCCCTGACTTCACTATAACAAATGATAGTCAGTAGGTTTTAGGAATGAAACGTCGAGAAAGTGACAACAGATTGTCAGCAATCATGACTCGTCATATCAAATGCTACCTGGAAAGCACAGGCATCGCGACAGAGAAGTTTGCTCGAGAGCGTGTTATCCCAGCATTGATTGCTGCAGGTGAACTCACCGAACCGACCACGGAGGTGGAGAAGTGGTATAAAAGCCAATCTCGCCGCTTGGTTCGATACATTGATGGCGAAAACCACCCAGCAATTAACTGGATTTTCCCACTTATTTATTCACTTCCAGCCGAGTATCAACAACCGCTTAAAAACGAATTGTGCGGAGCTCTCGGTTCATTCTTTGTGGCACTAACAGCAATGGCGCCACGGTCCCAAAATCACGACACACGTTCTCACTTGCCTCAAATGGCAAAGGAATGGGGCGATATTCTCATCCAATCTAACCCTGCAATGGATGGTGTTTTTTCTGCTGATGATGATCCCGTTGAGTTAATGAATTACGCCAACGAGATCACCGAATGCATCGGCATTTTGATGGCAGAACTCGGCGCAATTTACCGAGCGACAGGTATTGAGCCTGCTTCTGTCAAGGCTTACCGAAACAGCACTTTATTTGATTAGAGGTTTGGCTATGGGTGTGAAGTATAACGAGGAAGGCTTGAGAGAAGAGCTGCGCTTAGCGCTTTTGGTCATCCCTAAATCTAAAGGCCAGTTAGAGGGCTTTGAAAATAATGGGAACAGCGATGCACGATTTCAACGCAAAGGCTTTCACGCCGTTCTTGGCGACGAAGGTCGGGAACTGGCGAAAGTTCAAACTCCTGTGGTTACAACGTTGGCATGCAAACAGTTTAAACAATCCCCTATGCCGTTGTGTCCACAAGCTTTTAAACATTCAAAACTGGTTCGCACTATGAATAGTGCTCCAGAACATATCGGCGACTGGCTGCGTTTTTGTTATAGCGAAGGTGCGCAGTGTCCGACAGCCGTTCTTCTTCAAACCTTACTTGATGCGTTTTACGAGCAAGAGTCACGCAGCTTAGGCCGCGATTCTCAGACCTTGGTTAAACATCTTGCCACACTGGCTTGCATGCAAAAACGCGATGCGTTGAATGCTTGCCGAATGCAGCTGACCCAAGTGCAGGTTGCTCAGTTGTCAGGAAAGAAGCAAAAGGCATGGGAAAAGTCATGGGCTAAGCGCTGGCAGCGCCTAAATCGCATTTTGGACGACTTTGATAAGGATGGGCTTGATTATGTGCATGAACGAGGACGCCGCGAAAAAACTTCCAGAGGATATGCCCGTATGCCTTTGCAATCTGTACTTCGGGATGCAGCCAGAGAATACGTGGCTGCCTGAATGGCGCTACAGCAAAGTTAAAGGTTTAATTTTGTACTGCCCTAACTGCAAGTACCAAGTTGGACCATTCGATAACCGCCCTGCTGCAATCGCAAATTGGGCTTTGTTAAACCGCGCTGGGGATGAGCAAGTGTATCGCAATTGGGCGAAGAACTACGACGCGCATTACCCAGTACCAGAATACTTAGAAATATATCTACGCCAGGAGATAGCATGATTTTTCCTAAAAACGCGATGGTTTACCGTCTAAATCGCAACGTTACTTTTGATCTTGAAAAGTTAGAGACACAATTAAAAGAGTTTTCTTTTACCCCTTGCCTTGATTTGGATAAAAGCAAGTTTGGGTGGACGCCTGCGCTTGGCGAACAGAGCGAACTGTTTATTCACAGTGGCGCAGGGTGCGCGATGATCGTTGCTAAAAAGGAAGTGAAAGACATTCCTTCACAGGTGATTAAATCGGCACTGGATGAGCGAGTTAAAGCGCTAGAAGAACTCCGTGGCGGACCGTTGAAAAAAGGTGAGAAAGACGATCTAAAAGATGATGTTATGCAGGCTCTTCTTCCTCGGGCGTTTAGTAAATTCACCCTCACTCCTGTTTTTATTGATATGGATAACCATTTTATTGTGGTTGACTGCAGTTCATTTTCTGCTGCTGAACAGGCGCTTGCGTTACTTCGAAAAACCATCGGTAGTTTGCCAGTGGTGCCAGCTATTCCAGAACGAGCCATTGAGTCAACGTTAACCGAGTGGGTTAAACATGGCGAGTTGGAGTCTGGATTTTCCATCCTTGAAGATATCAAGCTTGTTTCGGTGTTGGCCGATGGTGGTACCGCCACTTTTAAGCGACAAGACGTTGGTTCTGATGAAGTTAAATCCTGTATTGACGCAGACAAAATGGTGTCTGAACTGCGTTTGGATTGGCAGGAAAGAATAGAGTTCACGCTTTCAGAAAAAGGCACCATCAAAAAGCTGAAATTTAGCGATGTAATCACAGACCAAAATGATGACATCCCTATGGAAGATCAGTTTGCTCGTTTAGACGCTGATTTTCATTTGGTTTGTGGAGAGTTAAGAGCTTTTCTTAAAGATTTGTATGTTGGTTTGGGTGGCTTACCAGAAGGTGATGCGCCACAAGCTATGGAAGATGAACAGTTCGACTCTCTCATTCCCGAAGCGAAAAAACATATTGTAGAAACTCAACGTGCGAGTATCAGCAACCTGCAGCGTCACTTTAAAATCGGCTATAACCGCGCCGCCAGAATTGTCGAGGCATTAGAAGAACTCGGTGTTGTTTCAAGCGAATCTCACAATGGCCTTCGCTCTGTTCTTATCACTGCAGAGGAGACTGAATAATGGCTTCTCGCGGTATCAATAAAGTTATCTTGGTTGGCAACCTTGGCCAAGACCCAGAAGTGCGTTTTATGCCTACTGGCGGCGCAGTTGCCAGCTTCGCATTAGCCACTAGCGAAAAGTGGAATGATAAACAGACTGGCCAAGCTCGCGAGAAAACCGAATGGCACCGAGTGGTGCTGTTCGGCAAGATTGCGGAAGTCGCCGGTGAATATTTAAAGAAAGGCTCACAGGTTTATATCGAAGGCCAGTTGCAGACCAGGAAGTGGCAGGACCAAAACGGTATCGACCGTTTTACGACTGAAGTTGTCGTTCAGCCATTTCGCGGCGTGATGCAAATGCTCGGCGGTACATCCGGTGATCATCGTAGCGGTTGGGGCCAGCCACAGCAGCCTGCTGCGAGTCAACATCAATCCTCACCAGGTCGAGGGCCATCAAATCATCAACCAGCTCCGCAAAGCCAGCCTCAATACAATGAGCCGCCAATGGACTTTGATGATGACATTCCATTTCGCGACACCTTTTCTCGCGGTGCTCGTACTGCTTACACCTGTTCATAAGGTCAAACATGCAGGCTGACTCGAACCAACTCGTAGCTTATGTAATGAAGCACAACCGAATGTCTCAGACGCAGGCTATGAGTTGGTTAGATAAATGGGTTCCAACGTGGAGAACGGAACCCGTACCTGAGGCCATTGGCACAATTTACTACGATGGTGAATCGGATGGATATGATGAATAACAATCAAACAACTTTATCGCTGAGCAATGATAATTTTCAGCGTGTATTAGCTGGCAAAAAGCTCACCACAATTCGACTTGGACGTAAAGAAATCACGCCGGGTCTTGCGCTAATCGTTAACCAAGATACTCAAGCAACATTGACGATTAACATTTGGTACGTTAACCCCGTTTTACTTTCTGATTTAGAACTGAATGACGCTCGTTTAGATGGTTTTGATACGTTGGAAGATTTACTGGCCAACTTACGCAGCTGCTACCAGCGCCCTATCTTCGATTATGAACATGCCACTCAGGTTCATTTCGATGTTGTTGCTGCAGAGGAGGTGGCGTGATGTACCAGTTATTACCAGG